TCATAACCTGAAGGTCGCAGGTTCAAATCCTGCCCCCGCAACCAACGCGCCCCTGTATTGAGGGGTGCCCTGGACCAAGAAAAGTTCTGCCAAGAGCCCGTGCAACGTGATGTTGACGGGCTTTTTGTTTTCGGTGGGCGTGATCACGACCTTGCCGATGAGCTTGCGGGCGGCTGCGAGCAGGGCGTCGGTCGGGGCGCCGGCGTGGGTACTGTCGATGTGCGCCTGCAGGTCCTCGACGATACGGCGGTACTTTTCGATGGCGCCCGGGTGCAGGGCGACGGGCACGAATTCCTCATCGATCTGTGCGAGGGACGCCTTGAGAGACTTCTCCTCGGCCTCCATTTCGACGAGGCGCGTCATCAGTGCGTCTGGGGCGGTTCCGTCTACAACCTTATCCACGATCCGCTGAATGCCGCGTGATAGCTCTGCCAGCCTGCGCTCGATGGCTGCGCGATCATTGGTCTGGGTGGAAGCGAGCTCGCGCATCGCCTCATGGTATGAGCGGACGTATTCAGCCATGAGGTCGGGATCGGCAAGGTTATTCCTCAAGCCCTCGAGGACCCGGCGCTCGACGTGCTCGCGGGTGACCGATCGGTTGTTGTTGCAGTCGCCGCGCTCGCGATAGCCAACGCAGCCCAGACGGTCGCGGCCGACAATTGCGTAGCTCGCGCCGCAGCACCCGCATTTGAGCAGGCCCGAGAGAAGATGGCGGGGCTTGGCCGGCGTCGGGTTGCTGGACCGCTCGGTAGTGCGCTCGGCCTTGCGGTCCTGGGCGGCATCAAAGACCGTGCGCTCGACGATTGCCATGTGCGGCACTTCGGAGCGCAGCCATTCCGATTCGGGATTGGGGCGAGAGATACGCTTGCCGGTGGAAGGATCCTTGATGAAGCGCTGCCGGTTCCAGACGATCTCGCCGATGTAAAGGCGATTTTGCAGGATGCCGTTGCCGCGCTGCTTGCTGCCGTTGATCGTCGAGGCATTCCAGCTCCCGCCGCGCGGCGAGGGGATGCCTTCGGCATTGAGGCGCGCCACGATTTCGCGCGGCGTTGACCCGGCAAGGTACTCCGAGAAGATGCGGCGGACGATATCGGCCTCGCGCTCGTTGACGACATGTCGGCCGGCGATGCCTGGGACCAGATCGTAGCCATATGATCGGCCGCCGCCCGAGTTTCCCTCGGCTACACGCGAGCGCAGGCCCCGGCGCGTCTTGTTGGCGAGGTCCGTCAGATACATCTCGCTCATGAGGCCCTTTAGGCCAGCGTGCATGGCAGTGATGGTGCCATCTGCAACCGTCATGATGGCGATGCCTAGGAACGTCAGCTCATCGCGGATGCGATGGAGATCGGCCTGCTTGCGCGCGATGCGATCGAGATCCTCGCAGAGCAGCACGTCGAATTGCCGCTCGCGGGCTGCGCGCAGCATGCGGGCCAGCCCCATGCGGTTGATGGCGCTGGCGCCGGAGACCGCTTCGTCACTGTAGCTGGCGACAACGGTCAGTTCGTTGCGTCCTGCCCAGGTGGTGCAATAGTCGACCTGGTCCTGGCAGGACCGCTCGTTCTGCAGGTCGGAACTGAAACGGGCGTAGATGGCTGCGCGTCTGATCATCGCTTTGGCAGGGCAATGCCCTTTTTCTCGTGAAAGTCTTCCCAGGCCTGCTGGCGCGCGAGCGAGCGCACGAACTCGCGCAGCGCCTCTCGTGCGTCGACATCGTGGGGGTTCTCCGCCACGAGTGTCAATTCCGGCTGTTGGGAGGACGTGCGCGCCATGTGCGTCAGGCGAGGCTTTGCCAAGCCAGCAGCGCCGCAGCGGCACCGAGGGTGAGGGTGGCGAGCACCGCGAGATACGCGATGCCCTTGCTGCGGGTTTCGGCGGCGCCGAAGCGACCGGGCGTCCAGATGCAGGTTCCGCCCGGGAGCATTGTATAGCTGGCGGGCGTCATGGGTGGCCGCCTGGGCGATACAGGGGGACATGCGTTTCGTGCTTGCTTCGCATGCCCATCAGCAGGCCGATGCCGCCTTCGAAAACGAACGACACTGGAACGCCTTCCTCGGCGGGCAAAAGGGATCCGTACGAAAGCCTGGGGAAGGGCAGGGAGCGGATCATCTGGAAGTACCGCGCGGCGAGGATGGTCTGGCCGATCTCGACTGACATGCGGTTGACGAGCGGCACCAGCCCCGCGCCGCCGCACTCGCTGCACGGCGATGATTCCGTCGGTTGAACTTCAAACTCGTCAGGCTCCAGGCCCGTGCCCTCGCACCAGTAGCATTGGCAAGAGGCTTCTGGAGGCGTGAACAGAGGCAGCTCGCCCAGGTCATCGGTGCTATGGCGGGTGAAAATGCCGAACAGCGTCTCCAGTGGCGCGCCTTTCGTATCTTCCGACCCAGCTATCCGGGGGACCCGAACGGCAATGTGTCCATTGGTGGCGACGGTCCACTCCGCGTGATGCATGGGTTGGCAAAGAAAGGGCCTGCCAAGCAGCGCATCGTCGGGCGAGGCACAGAATGCCTCAAGGTCGATGTTGCCCTCAGACATCGGCAACCTCCCTGACGAGCTTGGTCTTGTGGATGCGGATGCGCTCTGCGCGGACCTTGCTGCGTTCCAGGATGGCTTTGCGCGCGGCCTCGGCGTCCGGAGCGGGAATATCGACGGTCCTGGGCTCGGCGCCGTCGACCGACAGATGTTCGTAGTGAATGCGGAAAGTGGGGCGGCTCATCCTCAAGCCGCCTTTCCCGCCAGGTCGGCGAAGTCGTCGGAGGCGAGGACGATGGCGTCTTCGAGCAGGTCCTCGATTTCACGGTGCGTGAAGGCGTTGGACTGGAGGCCGGCGACGATCATCAGGCGATCGGGGCAGAGGCCGACGATGACCTGGCGCGCCTGGTTGAGGCGCTTGCGGCGATCGTAGTCGGGACGCGGCTCGGCCCGGTAGAGCATTTCGCGGCGGGCCGTTTCGACCGCCAGGTTGCCAAGCGCGGTTATCTGCTTGGGCGTAAAGTCGTGGTCGAGAAGATCCTGTTCGGATACGCCCTCGCCCTTGCCGCGCAGTTCCTTGAGCATATCGACCATGCGGCGTAGGTCGGGGTGTTCGGTGCAACTTTTCGCGTCGGTAGACGCCGCGAGACGCGGGGTAGACATCCAGAAGCCCTCCAAGGCTAGTGACCGTTGGAGGGAAAGTTGCGCTAAATGCAACTTGTGTCAATCGTCAAAGTTGCGTTGTGTGCAACCTAGCTTGCCTTCTGGTTCTTATCTTGCCGAGGGAAGGCCACTTCGAGCGTTTGTTTAATGCGTGTCAGCTCATCGACTGACCGCTCTTGGAGGAACCTGACCATCCAGTCATCGTCGGGGTGTCGGAACAGGCCGCTGATCTCCGTCGCGAAAAGCCCAGCCAGGGGCTCAAGATACTTCTCAGACGGCAAAGAGCCGGAGAACCATCTTGAGACGACCGACTTGTCGGCGCCGACCTCTCTAACGATGTCGGCTTGTGAAAGTCCGCGCTTCTCCGCCCACTCCGCAATGAAGTGAATTCGGATCGGAGTTTTGTCGCCGTGAATCGTGGATAGTTTCGCCATGCGCAACTGTACCCCGGAGCGGTGGTGAGGGTCGTTAGCGATCGACGCAAGGTTGCGCTTGACGCAACGTTGCGTTTGGCGCAACTTACCGAACCATGGAACACCCCCTTCGCGTTGCTCGCTCAGCAGCTAACCGCAGTGTCGAGGACGTGGCCCAAGAGGCCGGCGTCACCAAATCCACCATTTCTCGGATCGAGACGTGGACGACTGATCCGTCTGTCAGCTTAATCCGCACGCTCTGCACCATGTTCCCGGCGCTGACGCCGAACGACTTCATCGTCGTCGACGAGCCGAGGCAAAGTGCATGAACAAGCGCTCTCCCAATATCGTCACCCTTCACAATACGCGTTTCGTCGCCGTCGATGAGCCTCCTCGCGGCGCGCCATTGCAGCCGGACCTCGTCGAGCAGTTCCGTCAAGCACCACCACGGCCCGCCGTGTTCCTTTGGCGAGATGGCAGCCTCGCCTTCAACTATGAACCTGTCTTCGGCCCTATGTCGCTAACCATGGCCGCGCAGAGTAGCGAGCAGGAGCACGACCTTTGGCCTTCACTGCCGCAAGCCGTTGGTCGGGTCGATGTGGATGAGCCCCGCGAAAAGCGGCTTGATCGAGTTCCAGTGCGCGCTAGCCCACCCCTTGTGGAGCTCTTCCTGAGCCGTTTTGCCAGGGAGTTCCCGGACCATGGCGTCAACAGCGCTAATGACGTTGTGCAGGACCTCGGCTTTGTCGGCTCTGCTCTCGGTGAGAATGGCCAGCACCGCGAAGGTAATCATCTCGTTAGCGAGCAACCGCCCGTGCAGTTGATCGAAGTCATCGGTGTCGGCGCTCATCGTCTTCTCCGTGGGTTGATTCTCTTCATCAGAGCCGTTTTCGGCCGAGGTGTCGAATGACCCGCTCAGGATCGACAGCCCGGGCTTCGACAGCCATGCGCGATGCCATCCGCGATATGCGCGATGCCGGTATTCGTCCTCGTGACATCGCGATCGCCGTCGGCAAGAAGCGGTTCGTCCGCCATGTCAAAGCGGCCGCGCTGGCGCGTTCGACGCGCCGTGAACAGGCGGAGGCGTGACATGGTCCGTTTCCGCACCCTCAAGGCATGCATTTCCGCCCCCCGGGTGCATGCCGTGGCCGGGCAGTCCGCATCGGGTTTCCTCCTCCTCCCGCCCGATGCGGACGCTCGCGTCTTCCTTCTCAGCCTGCCGGGCGCGATAGGCCGCCAGCGCGGCGCGAAAGCGCGGGTTGGCGGTGTGACGTCTGGTCTGCATGGCGATGCCTCCGGTTTGCGTGCCCGGACTTTTGCGGCTCGACGGCTTTGCCGTCACGCGGTGGAGACGGGGAGGGCTACCGCATGAACGGGCGGCAGCTTCCCCAAGCCGACTACCTGGCGCTCAAGGGTGCCTCGCGCGAGCTGGTGACCAAGGTCGGCGGCAGTGTCCATGCCCAGCGCGTCACGCGCGTGCGCCAGCAGGCGTTCTCGGAATACGGCTCGCCGGACGAAATGCGCTTCATGCCCGTGGACGTGGTCGCCGACCTCGAGGCCGAGGTCGGACCCGTCGTCACGCGCGCGCTCGCCACGCTTTCGAACTGCCTGTTGGTGCCGATGCCCCAGGGGCGCGGCCCGGGCAGGGTGCTCGAGGCCTCGGGCGCGGCGGCAGAGGACACCGGCAAGCTCATGATCGAGCTCGGCCAGGCGCTGCGCGACGGCAAGATCACCGAGCGGGAGCGCGATGCCCTGCTCAGAAACATCCATCAGATCATGATCGATCTTTCGGCCCTCGCCGAGGCGGTCAAGGCGGAAGCCATAACCGAGCGCTCCGGGGAGGGTAAGGATGACTGAACCTGCAAACATCGAAATCGCCAACTGGCCCGAAGGCGGGCTGGAGCCGCATCCCTATGCGGCCATCTTCCGCATGCTCGATGATACCGAGTTGGCGGAGCTGGCCGATCGCATTGCAGCCAACGGGCTGCGCGAGTCTATCGTGATGTACGAGGGCAAGATCCTCGACGGGCGCAACCGCTACCTGGCCTGCCTCAAGGCGGGGGTCATCGACATCAAGACCGACTGGCGCTCGGACCCGCATTTCGTGGCCTTCGGCGGCATGGGCTGGGACCCTGATCGCGGGTTCGACCCGCTGGAATTCGTGTGGGACACGAACGCGGCGCGTCGGCATGACAGCCCGGCGCAGCGTTCGATGGCGGCGGCGCGCTATGCCAATGCCCGCCAGGGCCAGCGCACCGACCTCGTCGAGGATGGTGGCGAACCTTCCGCAAATTTGCGTCCCGTCGTGACCCAGGCCGAGGCAGCCGAAAAGCTGGGCGTCTCGGAGCGTTCGGTCAGCTCGGCCGAGGCCGTAATCAAACATGGCGCGCCCGAGCTGGTCGATGCGGTGGACAAGGGGTTGCTGGCGGTTTCCACCGCGGCCGAGGTCGCGGCGCTGCCGGCGGAGGAACAGAAGGAAATCGTCGCGGCCGGCGACAAGAAGGCCGTGCGCGAGGCGGCGAAGAAGGCGACGGAGAAGCCGGGCGAGATTGCGGTGCCGGCATTCATCGAGCCCAAAGAATTTGGTTCGGTGGTCACTGTCCACATTGGCGGGTTCGGAAAATACGGCGACGGCAGTGTTTCCATACGCGCTGAAATGGACGGCTCGTTCTCCGTTCAAATTGACTATAGCTACCGACTGAGAACCTGCCACGGAAGGGGCCGGCCCCTTCCGTGGCAGGTTCTCGTCGCCTCTGGATGCCTGGGCCAATGGCGCGAACGGCATCGCCAAGGGCTCGCGCGCCATCAATCGCAACACAAACAGCGTCACGACGGATAAGCAGCGCGCCATTGCCCGAAAGGTTGTCGCCTGGATCGAGTCCTGGGCACAGGCCTGGGGCTTCGCGATCGAACCGGATGGGGGGCCCGAGCCGGAGCGCCCGTCGGCGCCGGCAGAGCCGGACGATGTCGAGATCGTCGAGGAACCGGCTCCGGCGCCGATCGAAAATCATCAGACCCCGAGCGAGCGCTTCATGCCCAAGCAGGGGCGGCCCTATGTGCTGTTCTTTTCGGCGCTGATGGAAATTGCGGATTTCGCGCCGGGATCGACCATCGACATCGACATGATCTTCCGGCTCGGCCAGGAGCTCGACCTCCTCGATGAGCAGACCAACGTGCGGGCCTTCGTCGCCCGGCATGTCGCGGACCTGGCGGTTGGTGAAGACGAGATCGACCGCCTGGTCGAAGGCGTGCGGGGGATATCCGATCCGCCGGACGAGGCCGGGGCCCCCCATCCTTCCGAACCCCTCTCGACCGAGGATGCCGACATCCGCATTCGCGCGGGTTACGAGGCCGGCGAAGGCGTTGCAGCCATTGCCGTGGCGATCGGTCGGACCGACAACAAGGCCTATGTCCGAAATCGCGCGCGCGTCATGGGCATTTCCAGCCGCGAGCGTCAACGCCAGATGGCGAGCGCCTACACCACGGCGCAGAACGCTGCGCGGCGCGCCGGAGGCGAGGAATGAACCGGTTCATGCCGCGCTCGATGCCGCGCGCCGGCCTCTCCCATGACGCGCCGATCGCCGTCTGGCTGCATATCGGGCCCAACTCGCGCGCCTCGGTGTGCGTGTCGTTCCCCGGCACGACCAAGAGCTTCGTGCTCACCCGCGTCCAGGCGCGGCGCCTGCAGCGCGCGCTCGAGGAAGGGAACAGCATCATCGCGCGGGACGAGGGCGACCTCGACCGCAGTGTGTCGGTGAACCTGCTGGAGGGCGTGGAGTGATGCAGTCAAGTCGCCAGTCCGAGCCACTCGGAAGCGGGCACGCCGTTGATTTTGGTTCCCTCAAATGTGCAATCGATGAACGTTATCGTATCGTGAGTAAGCGGCGCAAAGTCATTCCCATAAAAAAGAACCTTGGCTCCACTGAAGTCGCACGCCTTGAATGTGACCATCTTGCCGACCACAAAGTTCATATCACTTTTCGAGAACCGGCAGTTCGTCACACTAGTCTTGGTGATAAAAGCCAAAGGCGACCGAACGTTGCTGAAGTCGGCATCATTGAGGTTGAAGCGCGCTGTTCCCCAGGACCCGACCGATACCCGCTCCTCAGGAGAAAATACGCCAGCATCGATGCCACGCCTGCTGAGATTAAGAGCGCTAACGAGGGCGATAATCGCAATCTGGTTTGTATCCGGCCAAAGGCTCTCATCCTTAAACAAGTAGGCCGCCGGCTTGCTAGACCGCAAAGAGCTTGCCAGTTTCTCGCCTTCATCGGCGGAGAAATGGATCAGAACGTCGCGAGCCGGCTTGAGGTAGATCGTTGGTTGCGATTGGGCCAATTCCAAAAGAAGAACGAGCCCGCCGTACCGCGTCGCTCCGTGGTGAGACGCAAGCATCTCAGCCCCTTTCTGAAAACGTCCAGAAGCTTCGGCACGGCGAGCCTGATCGAGAGCCAGTGCAGCGTTTCGTGCGCCAAAAATGATGGCGGTAAGTGTTGTGATCGCCACGGCGAGAGGCAGCAATCCGACGTAGCTGCCAAGCAGCATCGTATTCGCGTCGGGCCACCTGCCGTAGATTCCGGATGCAATCATGAACACCGCAAGAACAACGAGCATGAGTGTCAGAAGGGTGTTTGCGTTGATATTCATACTGCTCTCCAAGAAATGGGTGGCCTGACTTATTCGGTAACAACTCGCCTGAACTCGTGTCCAGCGTTCGAGGAGGCGGCATGAGCGTTGCAGCGCATGCCCTGATCGAGGCCGAGCGGCGCCGGCAGATCGAGCAACTGCGCCATTCGCGCACTGCCGATGACCGATATGTCGACGCCGAGTTGCATCGGGCCGGCATGTGCTACCTGGCGCATGCGAGGGGCGAGATTGACGCTTCGCCCTTGCCGGGCGCCTGGCCATGGGATGCCATATGGTGGAAACCGCGTGGCATGCGCGAGGATCTCGTGCGCGCCGGAGCTCTCTTTCTCGCCGAGATCGACCGCCTCGGCCGAGCCGGCAAGACCAGCCATCATCCGCGGCATCGCTATGAAATGGTCGTTCGCCTGCTCGACAAGGTCGAGGGGTGGCATGGATGAGCCTGCCACCGGAACTAGCCGCCATTCGTGACGAAGCCATGAGCACAAGCTGCGAGGCCTGGGCCATCCGGCATCGTTGGAAGCTTTCCCGAGGCATCGACAGAGCCGGGCCGTGCCCGCGCTGCGGCGGCACGGATCGCTTTTCCATCCACACCAAGAAGAACACCTTCAATTGCCGGAAATGCGGGTTGTCGGGGGCGGGCGTGATCGAGCTGGTGATACAGCTCGAAAGCAAGGAATTCACCGAGGCCTGCGAGATCGTCACGGGCCGGCGCGCAAGCGATCCGATCGATGAGAAGCGCATGGAGAAGCTGCGCGAGCAGAACGAGCGCAATGAGCGCCAGCGCGAAGAAGAGGCCGCGCGCTATCGCGAGAAGGCACGCGAAGAGGGTTACCGCATCTGGCACGCGGGCGAGAAGCAATACGCCGGAAGCGAGGTTGACGACTACCTCTTCCGCCGGCTGCGCGTGGCCGGTCTGGAACTGCCGGTGCGCTATGCGCGCGCGCTTCCCTACACGGTCAAGCGCGAGAACGGGCGCTGGGAGACCATCCATAGCGGCCCGGCCATGCTGGCGGCCCTGCAACTCCCTGATGGACGCTTCGGGGCAGTGCACCGCACATGGATCGACCTCGCCCGGGACAAGGGGAAGGCCGAGCTGGTGCACCCCGACACGGGAGAGGCGCTCAACGCCAAGACCATGCGCGGGGCAAAGCAGGGCTGCGCGATCCGCCTGGTCACGCCCGATTCGCCGCGGCGCATCGTTATGGGCGAGGGGATCGAAACCACGGCCACGCCCTATGTGCATGCCTTCGAGTCCGACACCGCCTATTGGGCGGCCGGAGACATCGGGAATATGGCCGGAAAGGCGGCGCGCGATGGCGAGAACAGGATGCTGCACGATCAGCCCGACATGGCCGACCGCAGCAGTTTCCTGCCGCCCGACTGGTGCGAGGAACTGATCTACCTCTGCGAGGGGGACGATCCTTCGGCGCGGACAGAGGAGAAGGTCATTCGCGGCCTGCGGCGGGCCCAGGCGGTACGCGCGGCCGCGATCGCGAGCGGGAAGAAGCTGCCGGCGCTGGCCATCGGATATGTGCCGGCGCCCGAGGGGGCGGGTGATCTGAACGACCTGGTGAGGGTGGAAGAGTGATGATCCAATCCAAGGCCGACAGGGACCGCCTGCGCGGCCGGGGCGGCAGCAATCGCAAGATCCTCGATGAGGTGCGGCGCATCGCCAAATCCTATGAAGAGGGCATGGCGGCTAGCGCCTGCATGTCCGACATCATCAAGCTGATCGCCACCAGGCCGGAGAAGCGGCGTGGCTGACGACTTCGACCAGGACAATCCGAGCGATCGCGTCAAGAAGGCCATGGCCGGCAAGAAGTCCGTCCCGAACTTGACCGTCATCGAAGGCGGGGAGGGCAAGCCAGAGCCCAAGCGTCGACGCCGACGCGGGGGCGATAGCGAGGCGCCACCCGCCGACGGGCCGTTGGGCGATGATCCGCCGCCGCATGAAAGTGCGCCAGAGGGGATCGGCGATGACGACGAGTTCGGCATCGAGGGTTTCAGCATCGAGGATGCCGAAAAGACCGAGCGTTGCGCCCAATACGACCAGAACGACCGTGACAACGGCCGACGGCTGATCGTGTGGTTCGGTGATGATATCGCCTATGTCTCTGGCCTGGGTTGGCTGGTGTTCCTGGGCACGCATTGGGCGCGCGACGAGGGCGACCTGGCTGTCAGGCTCAAGGCACAGGACCTCGTGGACAAGATCAAGTTCGAGGCGTTCTTCATCCGCGCCACGGCCAAGCAGGCGCGCTTGATCGAAGCCGCCTCGGCGATCGTGGAGAAAAAGTCGCCGGCCGACTATACCGAGGCGGACAAGGCCCTGATCAAGAAAGCGGAGAACGCAGCCACTTCGGTCTCCAAGAAGAAATCGGCCCGGCTCACCTTCGCGGTATCGAGCGGCAATGCCGGCAAGACCAGCGCAATGATCCTCCAGGCGGCGAGCCTCAAATCGGTAGATCAGGCTTTGCTCGATTCCGACCGGCGTCAGTTCAATTGCGGGAACGGCACGCTGCACTTCGAGAGGATCGACGATCCCGACCAGGATCACCTCGAGGAGGATGCGGAGGGCAATCCCGTGCAGCCGCGCAAGGTTGCCCATGTCGAATTCCGGCCGCATCGCCGCGAAGACATGAACACGAAGCTCGCCTCGGTCGACTACGATCCGGAGGCGACCTGCCCGAAGTTCATGAAGTTCATCGAGCAGGTGCAGCCCGATCCGGTCATGCGCAAGTTCCTGCAGGTGTTCCACGCCTATGCCATGCTCAATGGCGGCAACCCGGAACAGCGGCTGATCTTCCATTTCGGATTTGGTGCGAACGGCAAATCCATCTTCATCGAGACGCTCGGCAACCTGGCCGGCACGTTTCGCACCACGGTCTCGCCCGATACGATCACGGGCGACAGCCAGCGCGCCGGCCAACAGGCCAGCCCCGACATCGCCCGCCTGCACAACACGCGGTTCGTCGTGGTGGAAGAGCTGCCGCGCGGTACGCCCCTCAAGGAGAACCTGGTCAAGGCCGTCTCAGGCGGCGGCACGATGACGGCGCGGTTCCTCCAGAAGGAAATCTTCGAATTCAAGCCGATCTTCGTGGCCATCCTCTCGGGGAACGACATGCCGGAGATATCGGGGACCGATAACGGCATCTGGCGGCGCGTGCTCATCATGCCCTGGGAGGTGCAGATCCCGGACGAACTCCAGATGGGGTTCGATGACATGCTCGATACCTTCGTGCCGGAGCGGCCGGGCATCCTCAACTGGCTGATCGAGGGGATGAAGCTCTACCTGCGGGACGGGCTCAAGCCCTACATCCCCGACCGGGTGCGTGAATTCACGCAGGCCTATCGGTCCGAGAGGGACCCGATCGGACGGTTCGTCGAGGCGTGCGTCATCCGCGAGGGCGAAGGCTACAAGGTCCAGGCGAAGGACATGTTCGACGCCTATGTGGCCTGGTGCGAGGCCAACGGCATCCTGCCCTGGAAGCAGACGGCGTTCGGCCGCCGCATGACCGCCCTCGGCTTCAAGAAGGAAGAGGGACGCCTGATCTACTATATCGGCGTTCGCCTCGGCGACGTTCCTTCGCGCTTCGACCCCAAGTCGCCCCCGCCCCCCTCCGATCCCGGCGACCCGGGCTGGAAACCCTCGCAGCTCTAGGCTGCGAGGGCTCGCCAACGCCCCTCGGTGGCGCGCTGCGACCAGCGATAGTTGCGGCGCTTCCAGGCGCAAACCCCGCACCCCTCCTGATCGAGAGAACGGAAGTCGCAACCCTCGTCCCGGCTGGCGCCGGGCGACACGAGGGTTGCGAGAGTTTTGCGAGGGTGAAATGCGACGGTCGCGATTTAAATTCAATAGACAAATCAACGTGTTGCGACCTTTTTGCGAGGGTTGCGACGGTTTGGCTCGCGTATACATGAAAGAGGGGGTGCGGGGTGGTCTCCTCCGCCCTCCGGCATCGATTTGGTTTCACATCACGTAGGGAAACCATCGCAACCGTCGCAACCATCACAAGCGTCTGCACCATCACGTCTTTTCATCTACGAGGCTTTTAGAATGACCCTCGCTAACCCTCGCAAAGAGAATAGTGGAACGAAAATGATGGAGAAGCGGGCCAGCCGCTTCGATGCCAAGCCATTCCGTGGGGATGTGAGTGCCTTCTGCTGGATCGTGGTGCGGGTCGATAGCGGTAAGGAACGGGCGGCCCGGTACCTCCTGGGACGGGCGGGGTTCGCGGCTATCGTGCCGCTCAAGGGCGTGATGGTGCGCAAGAGCCGGATCGCCAAGGAAAAGGTGCTCGCGGCCTTTCCCCTGATCGGCGGCTATGTGTTCGTCGGGCTGCCGGCAGGGCGGCGGTGGGACGAAGTCGGACGCATCGGCCTGGTGCGATCGGTAGTCGGGTTCGATGTGGATGGTGAGCGGCGCCCCGGCCTGGTCCAGGTGCGGCCGTTCAAGAAGCTGCTGGCGGCCTATGGCGATGGTTCGGAGCCGTGGCTGCAGCGAGCGGGCGAACCGAAGCGGCCGGTAGAGGTGGGAAAGCGGGCGCGCGTCATCGACGGGCCCTTTGCAGGTCAGAGCGTGATGGTCGATACGATCTCGGGGGAAAGCGCCCGCGTGCTCATGCCGTTGTTCGGGGCGACCGACCTGCCCGCGACACTCACTCTTGACAAACTCGTCGCTTTGGACGAACCCTCTGCCTCGGATGCTCTCAGATCAGACGGCAGGTGATTTGCACCCGAGCCGCTTGGGACCCAGCCTATCGAGATAGGTCACCGCCAGCGTTGCGCCCAAAATCACCCGCTGCTTACATAGTAGCGGGTTTGCTGTTTGCGGTACCGCGTGTTGCCTTTATGCGCAGCGCTGTGACGCTTAGGATAACGATGTAGGCGATCATCTTGAACTGATCGAGCGGACGGTCCAGGTCCATGTCGATCTTGGTTCCTTGCTTCTTTCGGTTGTACAAGTCCTTCACTGCGGCCCGGTAGCTCATCAACGGCACCCCGGTTAGCGTGCTCTGAAGGCTGCCGGAAGCATTTTTGTCGAGTGCGTAGTCAAGGTTGTGTGCGAACTGGTTTCTGATCTTGGCTATGGCGCGTGCAGGCGCCAGCACTTGTGGGGAGAGGTCGCACGCTTGGGCTAAGGTCAGCAGATCGCTGTACTCCCAATCGCGGCGATCAATGGCATCACCGTTCGGCAAAGCATCTTTTACAAACCCGAGAACCTGATGCTCGATGTGGATGGCGCACCTAACCACAACGCCCAATTCATCTTCGCTTTCCATTTCTTTCAGGAAGTGCGTCAGCTCCTTTTCAAATGGCCCAAAAGTTGGACTAATCGTACTCATGAGCGCCCCTGCGGTCATAGTGAACTGGCCGACGCTATACCTTCCGCAAATTTGCAGAAAGTCCTGAGGGATGCCGACAGCGCCCAAGCGCTTCCGCTTGTCCAGTCAACCGACGAGGCAGGCGCAACGGAAAGTTTACGACGAGCGCCGAGGCTCGGCCACATCGCGCGGCTACAACCATCGCTGGCGCAAGGCCGCGCGAACGTTTCTTCAACGTCATCCACTTTGCCTTGGGTGCGAGGCGGCGGGGCTAGTCATCGAGGCCTCCCTTGTCGATCACGTCGAACCGCACCGCGGTGATCAGTCCAAGTTCTGGGATAGCAAGCACTGGCAGCCGTGCTGCCAATGGCACCACGACGTAGTGAAGCAGCGGCTTGAGACCATGTGGGATCGTGGCGACATCGGCGCCGACGCTCTCTGGCTGAACAGTTCGATCGCCCTCCGCCTCGCCGACAATCTGCGGTGACCGCCAGCCGGTCCAGCACGGGAGGGGGTGGTCAAAAGTCTGGACAACCCCGCCAGCGACCGGCCTGCCAACAAGGAAAAGGGCGGCGCGATATTCTGGCCTTTATCTTTTTTTCTGCAACGAAACGAGGCGGTTATGGGACGTAGGAAGGACGATCCGCACCTGCAAGCCGCCAAAGGGTTTCCTGGCCGGCGCCGAAAGCAGGTCGAGGCGGAAATTGCGGCGGCGGTTACGAGCGCGGAAGAGCCCACGCTGACCCCGCATGAATTGCCGAGCTTTTTTTCTCATGCCCCCGCGCATTGGAAAGTAGCCATCACTCTCTGGCACGACCTGGTGGCGGTACTTCGTGCCAGCGGTCGATGGAGGCCTGGCTATCGAACGGCGCTCGCGCGTTATTGCGCACTCACGCAAAAGTGGACCGAGGCTATGGAGCAGCTTCGCCGGGACCTTCCGAAAGGGGGAGTGACCGTCAAAGTGACTAAGGGCGACGGAAACGAGGTGTTCCGCACGCATCCAAGCGTCGAATACATGCAGAAGGTAGGCGTGGAGCTGAGGCTCATGGAGCAGGAGTTCGGCTTTACGCCACGCGCTGATATGGACATGACGAGGGTCGAGACCTTCAACGCCGCGCAGGGAAAATTGCCGCTTCACGGGGGCGGGCCCCGCAACCCCAACGAAGGGCGAGGTCCTGATGGCGACGAAGGCGGGGAAGATCCGCTGTCGCTCATGTCGGACGCCGACAGTCGGCCGCCGGGCGCGAGGCCCAACTGACTTCTACCGCCCTGCCGGTGGGCTACGAGGGCCTGCCGGAGTGGCTCAAACAGGTCGAGAACGACCGGCGCTATCGATGGGCCATACGAGCCTGGCGGGCCGCCGAGCTTGTGTCGGGTGCTTGGTTCGATCGCGCAAAGGCGGATCGCATCGTTGCAAAGTGGCCGGAAATCTTTCGGCTGACCGACGATCGTTTCGATGGCGTTCCTTTCAAGCTCCTGCTCTGGCAGGAAATCACGGTTCGCCTCCTCGTGGGCTGGAAGAAGCCGATCGAAGTCATCGACCCGCGCACGCATCAGCCGGCGACCGAGCACGTCAGGGTTTTTCGTCGTCTCGATCTTTGGATACCGCGCAAGAACGGCAAGAGTGAATTCCTGGCAGCTCTCGGTGTCCTGTTCTTCGTCATGGAGCCGATCTCGGGCGCACAAGGGTTCGTGTTTGGACGAAACGAAGATCAGGGACGCATCCCCTTTGCAAAGATGCAGGCCATCATCGAAAAGGCGGTGGGGCTCAAGGAAGATGCAAAGGGCAATGCCCGGATCATCAACAACGACAAGAGCATCTTCATCCGCACAACCTCGGCGTTGTGCCAGTTGCTCACCGGCTCGCCGGATGGAAAGCACGGTCGCTCGCCCACTGTTATCCTGGGCGACGAGATCCATGAATGGCGGACCCGCGAACTGGCAGACACCCTTCGTCAGGGGACGGGCGCGCGGCTGCAGCCAATCGAACTTTACGCGTCAACTGCCGGACGAAAGCAGAGCCGGATTGGCTTCGAGTGGTTCGAAGAATCGATGGCCATCATGCGTGGCGACATCGATGATCCGTCGACACTGGTCGTGTTCTTCGGCATCGACGAGGACGATGATTGGGAAGATGAGGGCGTCTGGCGAAAGGCTAACCCAAGTCTGGGGCTGACGCCGACACTCGACTATCTGCGTGGCGAGCACCGGAAAGCCAAGGGACAGCCTGCCCAGGAGGCCATCTTCAAATGCTACCACCTCAACTTGTGGGTGGACGCTGTCTCGGGCTGGATACCTCGGGTCAAATGGTCAGCATGCACGAAGGACGCGAAGAGCTGGGCGAAGCTGTACGAGCGTCACAAGGGGCGCAAAGCCTTCGTCACCTGCGACGTTTCTTCGACACGCGACCTGTCTTGCGTGGTGATTGTGCTCCCGCCCGACGAAGCCGTCGCTAACTGGGTAATTATTCCCCTGTTCTGGGTGCCAGAGGCAACGCTCGACGCTCGAGCTGCGGAAGACAAGCGCGTCGACTGGCGGAAGTGGATTGCCGACGGAGCCCTAAGGGTGACGCCCGGCGACTTCGTGGACCAGAACTTCGTTATGGAAGCCATCCTCCAGGCGGGGCGCGACTTCGATCTTCTCGGTTTCGGCTACGACCCGTGGAACGCCGGCAAGCTGGTAGCCGATCTGCAAACGCAGGGAATGGCCGCCGATCTCATGGTTGAGATGAGGCAGGGGCATGCGACCCTTGGCGAGCCGACCAAGGAGTTTGAGCGGCTGATCTTTGCAGCCAAGATCGAGCATGGCGGGCATCCGGTGATGGCCTGGATGATGGGCCACTGCACCGTGAGGTTCGATCAGAACCTCAACTATGTGCCGGACAAGAAGAGCTCCCTCGACAAAATCGACGGTCCCGTGGCCGCCGTAATGGGCATAGGTCTGGCGCTGACCGACATCGAGCAAACGCCAACCTCTCCCTGGGACGATCCGGAGTTCAGCCTGAGCTCCATGGAGGTGAAATGAAAGTCAGCCTCGAACTTAGCAGGGGGAGCGCTTCGCCCGAAGATAGGTCGGCGAGCATCGAGAACCCTACGGTGCCGGTCAGCCAAACCGAAGAGTTCATGGCTTTCTTCGGTATGGACCGGGTGCCGCTGCCCGTCGTCACAACGGCGTCGGCGCTCAAGGTGCCGGCCGTCAACGCCGCCGTGAATTTCTTGTCGCGAACGCTGGCTGCACTGCCCTTACATGCGTTCTTGAAGTCTGACGGAAGTGCTGAGCGCGAGAATGGGATCGTGGAGGCAGTGCTGCGTAACCCCACCCCTGAAATGAACGGCTTCAAGGCTCGCCAGTACTTCTGGCAGTGCATCTTCACCGGCGGACGCGGCCTCTTCTGGATCGAGCGCAAGAACAAGACGGTATTCAACACCTGGCCGCTCAACCCAGCAAAGACGCGTGCTCGACGCAGGGGGCTTTCGACCGTCTATGTTCACGACGGCGTGGAGTATCCTGCCGCCGACGTGATCGATATCGCTTACATGCTCAAGGACGATCAGCTCGGTCACTACGGCCCGATTGCGCTAGCCAGCAAGGCCATCCAGCTCTCGCTTGCGATGAATGATTATGCCAGCACGTTCTTTGCTGGTGGAGGTGTGCCACCCCTCTCGCTTTCTGGAGCTTTGGCTACAGGCAACGATGGACTGAAGCGGACCACGAATGATGTCGAACGGGCCATCAAGTTCGCGCAGGTGAATGGCAGCCCGATCATGCCGATTCCGGCGGGCTACGAACTCAAGGCAGTTGGCATCGACCCTGCAAAGGGCCAGATGGTCGAGGCTCGACTGCTTCAGGTTCAAGAGATTGCCCGGGCCTATCAGCTGCCCCCGATGTTCCTGCAGGACTTGACCAAGGGCAATTTCGCCAACACCGAGCAGCAGGACTTGCACCTGGTCAAGCACCTGATCGGGCAATGGGCCAAGGCCCTTGAGGCCGAGGCCACGCTCAAGATTTATGGGCGTGAGGATGCCAGCTCGAACTACGTTGAGCACAATCTCGATGGCCTGCAGCGCGGCGATTTCAAGAGCCGCATCGAAGCGCTGGCCCGCGGCATCCAGACGGCCCAGATCAGCCCCAATGAAGCCCGGGCGCTGGAGAACCGGCCAAAGCACAAGAACCCCCATGCCGACGAATTGCTGGTGCAGGGCGCCACCGTCGTCCTGGGGCAGCAACCGACATCACCCGCGCCGGCAAACCCTACAGACAATGGAGAAGGCGATGAGCCAAAAGCAGCCTGAGAACGAACAGCGTTCGCTTGTTCTGCCAGTTGAGCGCCGCGCCGACGGCGACAAGGTGACCGTAGCCGGTTATGCGGCCGTGTTCGGCGAGGTCGCCAACATTGGCGGCTGGTTCGAGGAGACGTTGGCGCGCGGCGCGTTCACCGAAACGCTCAAGACCGCCGACGTCCGGGCGTATTTCGATCATGACCGGGGCCGTGTGCTCGGACGCTCTTCGGCCGGCACTCTCCATCTCAAGGAAGATGCCAAGGGCCTGCACGTGGAGATCGACCTTCCCGATACTTCGGATGGGCGCGACGTGGCCACACTGGTCGAGCGCGGCGACATCTCGGGCATGTCTTTTGGCTTTTCCGTGCTCCGCCAGGAATGGGACGAGACGGTAGATCCGCCGCGCCGCACCATTCTTGAGGTCGAGTTGCGCGAGGTCAGCATCGTGTCGGAGCCGGCTTATGACGGCACCTCGATCGCTCGCCGCTCGATGGAGGCCGCCAGGCAGGAGCGTGCCCAGCAGCATCCGGCCCACCGCCGCATCGAGGCGCGCCGCGCTCAGATGGAGCAGCGCATTCGCGGCATTCGGTAAGAAATTCCCCGGCATCGCCGGAGGTGGCGCGGCAGCACCCGCTTCCCGCCCTAACGCTCGCATCGGCGGGCTTTTTTCATGGTCAAATATGGAGCATCCAAATGACCCTTCGTGAAATGCAGGAGAAGCGGGAAAAGCTGATCGCCCAGGCCCGTGCCGCTCTCGATGAGATCCGCAAGAACACTGACGAGGCCCGCTCGGCCGAGCTCGAGAAGCGCCATGACGACATCATGGACGAACTGGACAAGCTCGACGCTTCGATCAAGCGCGAAGAGCGTGCGGCCCGGTTCGAAGCTGCCGAAGAGGAGCGCAGCCGCGAACGCATGCGCCCCAACCCGGGTGGCAACGAGGCTCGTGGCGCCGATGAAGAACGCCCCGTCGAATACCGTGATGCCTTCTATCGCTACGTTCAGGTTCGTGGGGACATGTCGGCCCTCACCGAAGAGGAGCGTGCCGCGCTGCGTGCGGGCGTAGCGCCGGCTGAGGCACGCGCCCAGACCGTCGCCACCCCGTCTGCTGGCGGCTACACCGTGCCGACGGAGCTGTCGAACCAGATCATCAAGTCGATGGCGGCCTGGGGGCCGATGTACGATGAAGATATCTGCACGGTCATGAACACCACGTCGGGCAATCCTATCGATCTGCCGACGATCGACGATACGAGTGTCACTGCCGAGCAGCACACGGAAGCCGGTGCGGTGACCGACGATGGCGGCAAGGATGCCACCTTCGGCAAGAAGACGCTGAGCGCCTTCGCCTACGATACCGAGTGGGTGAAGTTCAGTTTCGAACTGGCGCAGGACTCCATCTTCAACATGGAAGCGCTGCTCGGCGGGCTCCTCGGCGAGCGCCTGGGGCGGAAGGCCAACACCGAACTGACCGTCGGTGACGGCAGTGGCGACCCGCAGGGCATCGTCGTCGGCTCGACCCTGGGTGTGACTGCCGCCGCTACGGCTGCAATCACTTACGACGAGGTGATCGACCTTGTGCATGCTGTCAACCCGGCGTATCGCGCGTCGCCGAAGGTCGGCTTCCAGTTCCACGACCTGACGCTCAAGGCGCTGCGTAAGCTCAAGGATGGCGAAGGCCGTTACATCTGGTCGGCCGGCGACGTACAGAAGGGTGTTCCGTCCACGATCCTCGGCTACAACTACCGGATCAATCAGGCCATGGACTCGCTCGCCGCCGCCAAGAAGGTCATGATCTTCGGCGACTTCGGCAAGTACTTCGTCCGCAAGGTCGGCGGCATCCACCTCTTCGTCGCCCGCGAGCGCTTCGCTCCCGACATCGGCCTGCTCGGCCTGATCCGCCTGGATGGCCGGCTCGGAGACACCGCAGCGGTCAAACACCTCATCACCGCCGCCTCTTAACGGTTGGCTTGAACTGGTGGGCGCACCTTGCGGCGGCGCCCGCTCCTCAAGCCAATGGAGAACGCCCATGAAATTGACAATGCTAACCGGTATGGCCGGCAATGATTTCTCACTCGCGCCCGGGGAGGTGACCGACCGTTTCTCCAAGGATGAGGCGAAACGCCTCGTCGATCTCGGGCACGCGGAGAAGGCGCCCCCTCCGAAGAAACCCGAGACTAAGAAGGAGTGGGAGGGGGAGCGCGAGGAATTGCTAGCCGAAGTGGTTCGGCTCCAAGCTGAGTTGGAGAGCGGAAAGGTGAGGGAAGCAGCTCTTCAGGAACAGATTGCGCCGCTTCTCAAGCTGCAGGATGCGATTTCTCCCTTCCTCCCTGTGTCCGCCACTGAAACCACGAACTCTCTTGGCGTTGACGAGAAGCGCGACTGATGTGGTATCCAGCCAGCATCAAGACGCCGGCCGCCGAAGAGCCGGTGAGCGTTGAGGCGGCGCGCCGCCAATGCGGGCTCTCGGATTCGTTCCAGGATGACCAGCTCACTCTCTTGATCGCGGCTGCGCGGGCTCACATCGAAAAGTACTGCAACATCCGGTTGCCGGTGCAGGTGGTGACCGTTCCGTTCGACAGTTTCCATGACCTGGCGAGGATACCTGAGGCTCCGGTCAAGGACGTTGTGGCCATTAGGTATGTCGACGTTGACGGTGCCGAGCAGGTGGTGCCAACGGCGGTCTACGAAAAGCGATTGGACGGTCTTTCTCCGGCATTGGCGCTAGCATTTCGCCAGAGCTGGCCCATACATCGACCAGGCTCTCGCATCACGATCGAGCTGCAGGTTGGCTTCGAGCAATTGCCTAAGGACCTCGAGGCTGCACTCCTGCTGCTGGTGGCCGCTCAGTTCACCTTCGCTCGTGCCGACCTACTGCTCCGCCGCGAAGATGTTGAGGGCATCGGCTCATTTCAGTGGGGAGGGACGATCGAGGTGAGCCAGGCGCTCAGCCGCACGACCGATGCCCTCCTCGAAAACTATCGATGCTGGCCGCTGACATGACACCAGAATTGTCGGTTTCGATGCTGGACCGCCAGATTGCCGCACACGGCCAGCCCATTGCGCTCCGGCGCGGCAAGTCGGGCTCCCAGCAGCACAATGCGCGTGGGTTCGTTCGGGGCTATCGCCCCGAGGAGCTTGTGGGGCTGGTACAGCAAGCAGACCGGGGTGTCGTGCTTTCACCTAGTGGTTTGGCCGGTTTCGGCCTTCCGCAAGCCGGTGACGAGTTTTCATCGCAGGGGCGTCGAGGGACGGTTGAGGACGTGGAGCCCATCCATATCGGCGAGACGCTGGTGCGGGTGAACATGCGCGTGAGGCTCGCCTGATGGCTGGCTTCGCCCAGCTTTTCCGGGTCGCGGCCAAGCAAACGGTCGAGGAGACCCGCGAGGAAATCATCGCGACGGCTCGCCGCGAGCACGCCCGCGTCATGCAGGCCGAGCCGAGGCCATCGCGGTTCATTCGGACCGTCGATGGCGTGCGCGGCGCCAGTGAAGAGGCCGTTCGGGCCGATGGTCGTATCGAATACGTCTATCCGCGCCTGGAAGAGGTGGTTCGGTTCGCGCTCGAAACGCTGTTCGACCTCTCACCGGTGCTGAGCGGCGACTACCGGAATGGGCACCAGCTCTTCGTCGATGGCGTTGCGGTTCCCAACCTCGAAGAGTGGGACGGCGAGAGCGAGGTGGTCATCTGCAACTACCTGCCTTACGCGCGCAAGATCGAGGTCGGCAAGATGCGCATGCGCGTGCCCGGCACCGATCACGTCTATGAGCAGGCCGAGGTTGTCGTGGCCCAACGCTATGGCAACGCCGCCCGCGTCTTCTTCACCTATCAGGGTGTCATGCAGGGCGCGCGCCTCGGTCGCGCTGAGGGCGGCAATCGGTCCGACCTTCGCTATCCCTGCCTCAAGATTCGGAGCCGCTGAAATGGGTGACTATGCCGGCGCGAAGGCTGCCATCCGCCAGCGGCTCGTCGACAACTGGGCGGTCACGCGCCTGACCTTCGAAAACGAGACGCCGCCCGATCCATGGCCGCCGACCGAAGCCGATCCGAATGCCCCGGACCTTCCCAACCTGGTGCCGTGGGCTCACCTCGAAGTCGCATCAACGCGCAGCCAGATGCGCGGCGCCGGAAAGCCGGGTTCACAGGTGTGGCAGACGCTTGGCTTCATCCTCGTGCACGTCTTTGTCCCAGCGGGAATTGGCGATGCGCTGGCGACGAGCCACGCGAGCGCCATCGGCGAAATCTTCCGGGGCAAGGTGTTCTACGACAATGGTGACGGTTGCTACGTGCGGACCTGGGCGCCGCGCGTCGACGAAGGCGGACCCGCCACGACCACTGCCGATATCGCCTGGGCGAATACGGGCAACTGGTTCCGCGTCACCATGAGCTGCCCATTCGAGTACTGGCACCGCGGCTAAGCCCGGCGCTGACCATCCGACCACATGCCGCCCGCCATCGAGCGGGCTTTTCCATGGAAAGGAGCCTGCTGTGGCTTATCAGTCCGGCCGCAATATCGCGGTGTCCTACAAGCCCGAAGTCACGTTCGGGCAGTTGCCGGGTTCGGCCGGCGCCAAGGCGTTCCGCCCCAATAGCGGCAACCTCACGCTGGGCAAGGAGCCGATCCGCTCCAACGAAATCCGGCGCGATGGCATGACCACGCGCGGCCGCCATGGCTCTCGTACCGTCACCGGGCAATATGCCGGCGACCTGAGCGTCGGCACTTTCGACGATCTTCTGGAAGCGGTGTTCCGGGGCACGTTCTCTCCGGCTCTGACCCTGACCGAAGCCGACTTCACCAGCCTGACGACGACGGAAAACACAATCGAGGCGGCGTCGGGCGATTGGCTGGCCCTTGGCCTGCGCGTCGGCGACGTGATCCGCATGGCCGATCATGCGAGCGCGGCGAACAACGGTCGCAACCTGCGCGTCGTCGACGTTTCGGCCACCGTCATCACGGTAGCGGAGACGCTGACGATCAACGCCGTCGCCGACACCGATGTCACGGTTTCCCGCCCCAAGAAGCTCATCCAGGGCCTGGTGCCGCGTTCGTTCACCGTCGAGGAGCACGAGGCCGATATCGACGGCTCCGAGGTGTTCAAGGGCGTGCGCGTCGGCTCGGTCCAAATCCAGATGCAGCCGAACGGCATGTGCGTCCTGACCTTCGGCATGGTCGGCCAGGACATGGAAGTCATGACCGACGCCTTGTCTCCCTACTTCACGGATCCTGAAGAGACCGTGTCGGTGGGGCTGACCGCCGTCGAGGCCAAGATCCTTCTCGGGTCGGAAGAGGTCCTGGATATCAGCTCGATCGATCTCACCCTCAGCCTCAATGCCTCGGGTGTTCCGGTGGTCGGTTCGGTGCTCACGCCGGACGTGTTCACTAACCTGGCTACGGTCGAGGCCACGATTACCGCCCTCAAACAGGATGTGGCGCGCAGCGAGCAGTTTCTCGATGAGGATGTGCTGAGCCTTCACCTCCTTTTCGAAGAGCAGGATGGTTCGCCGGCCGACTTCTGCTCGTTCTTCCTGGGCAACTTCACCCTGGCCACGGCGACGAAGGGCGAGCTGGGGCAGGACAACGCCCGCACCCAGAGCTTCACGCTGCTGACGGGCGTCGACGAACGCGGCGGCGCCTATGACCGCACCATGATCAAGTACCAGACCAGTGCCGCATAAGCCGGCCCAAGGAAACCGCACATGACCGAGAATTTTGCTTCCTTCAGCCTCGACGACTTCGCATCGGCCGACACGGCCACCATGACGGTAACGGTGAACGGCAGGGCGACCGATTGGGATTGGACCTTTGCGGGCCCGGGGCATCCGAAGTCGGTCGCTCAGTCCGATCGCCTGGCGCGAGAGGAACTCAAGCGGCAGCGCTCGCTTCAGCAGGCCCGCGCCAACGGCAAGAAGTGGACGGCGCCGGAAGAGACCCCCGACGAGCTGCGCCGCGAGAACGTGGCTAATGTCGTCGAGCGCCTGGTTGACTGGTCGCCGGTCAAGATTGACGGCAAGGATTTCGCGTTCACGCCCGAGAACGCGACCATGCTTCTAGCCGATCCGAAGCGCATCGGCCTTCTGACCCAGGCCCTCGAGTTCCTCGCAGACGAGAATTCTTTTACCAGGCGCTCTGCGATCAGCTGATCGAGCACGCAGAGCGCGAATTTGAGCTGACCGCGCGCGACGAAAACGGCATCACGCTGAGGGAGCACCTTGAAGGGTTGCTATCGCGGGCGCGGACTGACAAGCGGCGGGAGGAGTTGGAGGCCGAGCTTGCCGTCCCGCCGTTCCCCCTGGCCCTGACCTACCTGTGGCAGGCCTACGGACGCCTGCGACGGCGGTGTTCTACTGGGCTCGGCCTAAGCCCCATTACTCTCGGCGAGATCGACGCCTTTGTCAGGCTCACCGGCTCGCGCCTGGCACCGTGGGAGGTTGAGACTATCGAGCGGCTGGACGAGGCTTGGCTTGAGGCTAACGCGAAGTCGGCCTAACCGGCGGCTCCGCGTCAAGTATCTCTTGGCCTGTCAGCCCTTCGAGCGGAGCGATACGACGCAAAAACTCATCGGGGTACTGCTTTAGGTAAGCGACCTCTGCAAGGAAATGCGCGGACTGCTCGCTGTCGTTCTCGGCTTTGCCGACTGCGAAGGCCATGACCGCGAAAAATAGCTCTCGTCCCTCCTTTTGGGGAAGCGACTGCACCATTTCGAGCATGCTCTCGTCAAAGCTAGCTCGGTCTGATGTCCGCAGGACCACATCGCCGGCGTAGGCGAACGTGGCCCAAAACAGCGTCATTGCCAGCAGCAGCGTCTTTCGCATCCCTTCTTTCTCCTTTGAGAGATGCGGCGGACCATAGCATCGGAGATTTAGGAATGTCCGAAGTCGTAACCAAGCTTACGATCATGGCCGACGGCTCCCTTCGGGTGCTCGATGCATTCGAAAAGGGGATGGAGGAGGCTGGGCGCGCGACCGACTACACTACGGGCGCCGTTGCGGACTTCGAGCGCCGGATGGCGCGGGCGGCCGAACAGATCGCCAAGGGCAACGCTGTCAGTACTCAGAGCATTGCTCGCAAGACCGCCGAGCAACGCGCTTATGAGCGCTGGTCTGCCACGGTGGATCGCACCACGGCACTTCGTATCAAGTTCGAGCGCGAGGCCGCCCAAGCTGCAGTAGCGGCGAGCAACGCGGTCACGCTCGGCTATGCTTCCCAGGAACAGGCGCTCGCCACGCTTGCGGCGCTGGAGCAGCGGCATGCAGCTGCCCTCGCAGCTTCCGTCGGCGACACCCGGCAGATTGCCGGTGCACTTGGTGCGCAGGCCGCCGCTGCCGACGGCGCGGCGCTTTCCATGAAACGACTGGCGGCATCCAATGACAACGCCAGCTGGCAACGCCGCAACCTCGCCTTCCAGCTCATGGACGTGAGCCAGATGCTCGCGCTCGGCCAGGCGCCGATGATGACCCTTCTCCAGCAGGGTCCGCAGATCGCGCAAATCTACTCGATGGAGGAGGGCGGTGTTGGTCGCGCTCTCAAGGAAAGCGCCTCTATGGCGCTGGGCCTGGTGCGTGCGGCGTGGCCAGTCGTCTTGGTGGTCGGCGCCATCACGGCGGCGTTTGCCGGCCTCACCTATGAGATCAACAAGACTTCTAAGCATTCCGTGGGTCTCATGGACACGATCAAGGCCACTTTCCAGGTGATTGGCGAGGGCGCAATGAATGTCGCGAAACCGGCGCTCGAATTTTTCGGCGGACTATGGGATGCCGTGTGGCTGCGGATCGTGGCCGGGACGAAGGCCTTCATCAACTGGAACACGGCACAGTTCCTCATCATGGTCGACGCCATTGGGACGGCAGTTCAGTCGATCCCTGACGCTTTCATACAGGCTGGTCAAGCTGCGGCCAGCGGTTTTCTGGGAGCTATCGAGTGGATGGTCAATCAGGCCCTTAAGGCAATTCAGGGCGTCCTAAACGGGGCAAATGACTTCATTAACTCCTTCGGGATCGGAGCCGTACGCGAGCAGCTCGGGCTCGGTACTGGCGCAGCCGTTATCTATGACGAGCGCAATCCGTTCGCGCTCGACCGTTACAATTTCGGCGGCGAGGACGCGGGAAAGCGTAATGCCCAGCGTGAGAGCGATCGCCAGAAGCGGGCCGTTGACTACCTGACCCGCGACTATGCCGGCGAGTTCTTCGGGGCCGTCGCGAGCAAGGCCGAGGCCAATGCCATCGCTGCCGACAAGGCCCTGCAGAAAGCGGCCAAGGCGGCGGAGAAGGAAGCCGAGCGCCAGCGCAAGGCCTATGACTCCCTGACGCGTAGCGCAACCCAGTTCATTGCCGACCAGGAGCGGCAGGCGCAGGCTCTGGGCATGACCCAGCTCGAGGCCGACAAGCTTCGTTTCAGCCAGGATCTGCTGAACAAGGCGGCGAACGACAATATCGCGCTCACGCCCAGGATGCGCGACGAACTGCTGGGGCTCGCCGACCAGATGGCCGTCGCGCAGGAGCGCACTCGCCAGCTCACCGAGGCCTACAATTTTGGCAAGTCGACGCTGGGCAGCTTCTTCAGCGATTTCAAGCGCGAGCTGATGAACGGCACATCGCTCTGGGATGCCTTCGCGCAGGCCGGCGCCAATGCCCTCAATTCAATCGCCGACAAGGCCTTGTCGATGGCAGCCGATGGCATCTGGGATCTGATCTTCCGGTCGTTTACCGGCGGCTTTGGCGGTGGCGGCTTCGGCTCGCTGGGCAACGGTATCGGCGGCGGCGCGACCTTCGGCGGCGTCCTGTCGTTCCTCGCCTCAGCCAAGGGCAACGCCTTCAGTAATGCCCCGGGCCTCAGCGCCTACTCGAGCACGGTCGTCACCCGACCGACGGTGTTCCCCTTCGCTCGGGGCGCCGGCCTCATGGGTGAGGCTGGGCCGGAAGCCATCATGCCGCTCAAGCGCACGGCGTCGGGTGCGCTGGGTGTGCAGGTGGCCAACCAGAACCAGGGCAACGACAACTGGCCGCTGATCCAGATCATCGACCAGCGAACGGGCGGCGCTGCGATCAAGGTCGAACGTGCCACTGGACCCAATGGGGAGAAGGCCGTGCGCGCGATCGTCCGCGATGAAGTCCAGCAAGCCCGCCGTCGTGGCGCGCCGGGGTTTTGAGCTATGCCCATCGACATGCCCGCTTACGCCTTTACCGAGATCGGCGTTGATCCCGATCTCGGTATCGACTTCGCCCGCACCGAGGGCGGGCTCGTGATCACGTCGCGCAGCACCGATCCCTACTGGAGCGGGCCGATGACGACGCGACCACTGTTTGCGGAGGGGCCACGCAACGAGCATGCGGACTTCCGCGCATTCCTCTCCAAATGCGCGGACAAGCACCTGCGCGTCGATTTCGTGCATCCTCGCCACCGGCTGCCGCGCGCCTACAGCGACAGCACCTGGCCCATGGTAGGTGATGCCGATCTGGTTTCGCTCACCGACCTACGGACCCTCGTGCTTAGCGGCCTGGTGGCCGGCATGACGCTACAGAGCGGCGACCGGCTGTCCATCGTGCAGGGTGACACGGTCTGCCACCGCTGGATCGCCGAGGACGTGACCGTGACGAGCGCCATCGAGCAGACCCTCGAAGTTACGCCGCGCTTGCCGATCGGGGTATTCGCTGCCGGCGCGACAGTGCTGCTCAAGGACCCGGTGATGCGGTTCATGATCGTGCCCGGTAGTTGGGACGACAAGGAAGCGCCCAACGCTGCCCCGATCACCTTCGAGGTGATGGAGGCGCTGCGGTGAAGATGTTCACCCCGGAATCGCAAGCCCGGTTCGAAGCAGGCGAGGTCGACGCAATCGACGCACTCACGCTCGTCTTCGACAGCGGTATCGTCAACATCGCAATGGGCATTCGCGGACAGTTCACCTGGGACGATCTCACGCTGGGCGAGCAGACCTTCTATGGCGGCGGCGCCCTGACTGCGCTCGATGTGCCCGAGAACGCACTGGGCCCTGAGAGCCGGGCCATCACCGCCCGCCTCTTCGAAACTTACATGGAAGAGGGCAGCGACATTCCGGTCAATGTCTTCGATGACGGCGTGCGAGCGACGATCGATCAGGAGCAATGGGAAGGGCGCACCGCGATCCTTTCCATCTTCTGGCTCTCCCAGACCGGCGAAGTCCTGGAGCGCGAACAGGTGGCGGTTCGACAGATGGACGCCATGCCCGTCGATTGGGACGAGGGTGGGAACCCCGTGCGATCCCTTGTCCTCGAGGAGCCGGACGTTGCCCAGCGACAGATCGAGGGCAAGACCAGCAATGCTGAATTCCAGGCGCTGATCGACCCGACCGACAAGGCTTTCGAGCATGTCGGCACCACCAAGAGCCAGAAGATCAATTTCGGCAAGCGCCCGGAAGAGACCATAGGTTGACCATGCCGACATTACCGACCTGGAAAACCCCGCTGGTGCGCCGGCAGGGCTGGGAAAACGCATTCGTCGAAACGGTGGAAGGCCACATGGCCCATCCGTTCGCCTGGGGTGTTTCCGATTGCCTCATCGTCCCGGCCGACCTCTGCGCGTCCATGTGCGGTCGCAACCCGCTGCCGGCGCGCCTGCGCCGCTATCGCACGGAACGTGGCGCCATGAAGCTCATGCTCGCGCTCGGGTTCCACGATGTCGAGGAAGCCCTTTCCGCCACCCTCCCGCCGGTGCCGACGCTGCTCGCCCGCCGCGGCGATTGCGGCGTCCTCGAGCAGAACGTCGACGGGAAACCCTGGCTCTCGACGCTCATCGTTCTCGGCGATGGCTCGGCCATCGGTAAGGGGCCGACCGGGCCCATGCGCGTGCCAGTCCATCGCCTCAAGACAACCTTCGCGATCGGGAGCCGCTGATGCCACAAATTGCCCCGATCATCGGGCAGGTCGCTCTAAACCTCGCGGTCGGCGTCGGGCTTTCCGTCCTGGCCTCGGCCATCGCGCCGCAGCAGCAGTCGACGCCCACCACGATCGCGACCTCCAAGGGGTTTTCGTTCGAACTACGGGTTGGTGAAGGCGTTCCGGTCTCGGCCATTGTGGGCCTGGGTCGCGCCGCCGGCCAGCTCGTCTATGCCAACGAGTACGGGACTGACAACGAATACCTGCAGCTGGTGATCAAGGTCGGTCACGGCTGGCACGATGGACTGGAGACCTTCCTCATCGACGAGAAGGCCATGACGCTGGTGGGTTCCAACAGCGATCCGCGCGGCCGGTCTGTGGCGCAGTTTACGCGCGCCGGGGTGCCCTACATGTGGGTCAAAGCCTACAATGGCGCCCCCGGCCAGGCCGCTGACCCCGAGCTCATCGCGCGGGCGAAGCCAGCCGGCCGGTGGACCTCGGCGCACAAGATGACCGGCTGCGCCTATATCATCGTGACCTTCCGGTACGATCCGGATTTCTACGGCTCGACCCTGCCGCTCTCCGGCACCGTGTGGCGTGGGCTGCGCCTCTTCGACTGGCGCCAGCCAGGGGCGGTTTGGGGCGACCAGAGCACCTATGTCTGGACCCGCAATCCTGCGGTTATCCGCTACAACTTCCGCCGCGGCATCTTCGTCAACGGGGTCAGGATCCTCGGGCAGGGATACTCGGCCTATGCCAACGACCTGGCCGGCTACTCTGCGGCGGCCAACCTCTGCGACGAAGATGTCTACGATCCGGTCACCGATACGACCTACAAGCGCTACGAGTATGGGCGCGAGATCGGAGACGACGAAGAGAAGCTGTCGGTTCTCACAGAACTCGACGCGGCCTATTGCGGATCGAGCTTCAAGCGCGGTGGGTCCGATGTTCCGTTGCCGGCGCAGCAACTGATATCGGTCATGACTTTGACCGACGGCGACCGGCTGCGCGGTCACCCGATCAGGGCGGACCGGAAGGGCACCGTCAGCAGCAAGAAGACCATGTGGCACGGCCAGTTCGTCTCGGCCGATGTCGCCTGGGGGCTCGCGCCGTTCACGCCGCGCATCAACAGCGAGCTCGAGAGCGTGCTGGGCGGGCGCCGCGCCACTGCGCTGGACCAGCCCTATGAATACCTCCAGACCCGAGCCCAGGCGCGTGCCGAGATCGCCCTGCGCCGTCAGTTCTATGCCGGCTCGCGTGTCGAGACCTTCAGCCCGAAGGCCTTTGCGCTCGAGCCTGGCGACTGCATCACGCGGGTTTGCGAATGGGGCAGCGTCCTCATGGTGGTGGAGCGTGTCGAGACCATCGAGAACCGGCTCGGGGTGACCCTGACGCTTTCTGAATGGAGCAACTCGGTTGTGCCGGCCAGCGGCGAGAGCTTCGTCGTCTTGCCAAGCGAGCCGGGCGCGGGCCCCGCGGATCCCGACAGAACCATTGCCGTGTCGGGCCTGAGTGTCCTGCCGTTCCAGCGCGAGGGCGGCGGTGCTGTCCATCCCTATGCCCGGGCAACATGGACCCAGATCACCGATCCCAATGTCGACCAGGTGATGATCAGGTTATGGCCTGCGGCGGGGACCGAGGCGAACGACAAGCAGGACTTCTTTGCCAGTTCACGCCTGACCAATGCGCTCCTCCTGGGGCCGCTGCAGGCGGAAACGGACTACACCGGCTACGCCATTCCGGTGCGCAGCGATGGGCGGCTCACGGTCAAGACGAACCTCTTCACCTTCACCTCGGGCACAGAGACCGTCCCGGCCGATGTCGAGGACCTGCAGCCCAGCCAACTGGGTGCGGAATTGAGCGGGGCCCACGCGCTGGTGGTCGGGAATTCCGTGGGCAGCTACCAGGACCAGCTCGATCAGATCCGAGAGGAATTCGGCGATCTCGCAAACGCGGTCGTCAGCGGCGACGAAACCAGCGCGGGGCGCATCAGCACGCTCATCAAGCAGAACAAGGCAGCTAGCGCGGGAGTTCTTCGCAGCGAAAAGGCCATTGCCGAGACCAACGCGGCCCTGGCTCAGCTAAGCGAGGAGGTCGTGGCCGCCATCAACGACGCCCTTGCGGGAGGGCTCCTCAAGATGGAGGCGTCGGTTGACCCTGGCGGGGCCATGGCGTCCATCCTGATGAAGGTGCGGGCCGCGATCGGAGACATGTTTTCGGAGGCTGCGCTCCGGCTCAAGGCTGTGGCCGATGGGTTCGGCGGCACGATCGCGTCTATCGAGATGATGGCTGACCGCATCGTGTTCATCAGCACAAGCGGCGCCGTCATCGTGCAGCCCTTCGCCATCGTAGACGGAGAGGTCGTGATGAACATTGCCAACATCGGCCTCGTGCGGGCCGGACGAATGGAGAGCTGGGACAGCCAGATGATCATCGATCTCGACCTCAAGCGCATCAGCATCGCGTCGGCATGAGCGTCCGCTTCTATGCCGATGAGTATCGGTGTGCGATCTACGAGGAAGCGGCAGGCGGCGGCGACCCGATCGATCCCAACGCGCTCATGAACCGGCCCGTACTGGACCCGCTGACCTGGATCGCCAACATCAAGTTCCACTCCGATCTCAACTACTACGAGATCGTGGCGCAGGACCTGAGCATCGCCGTTTCGCATCTGGCGGTGCCGACTATCGATCGCAATGCGGGCGGGAGCGGCGGGGAGGCGGGCAACTCCATCGTGACCCTCAAGGGGCAGGGCATTGTTCGCACGATCCCGCTCATTGACCATAATCTGGGATATCCGCCGAAGTTTTTCTTCCTCAACAACAACCGGCTCCTTCCGCAGGGCATGCCCGTGCAGGTGACGTCCGGCGACCGCAACCGCTTCGTTTCGGCGTATGCCACCGATACCCAGATCGTAATGTTCGATCTCGGGTGGTCAGGGACGGCCAACCTCGCCGCTTACAACGCCACCTATGGTGTGATCGTCTTCCGCGACCCGGCAAAGGACCCGGCTTATCCCATGTTGGACCTCTCTCCCGGCGAGGCGGTATTTGGGCAGCGCAAGTTCAAGGCCAGCGAACCGCATCTGCGCGCCACCGGTCTGGGCGACACGCTCTGGGCGATCGCGCGCGGGCGCACGGCAGGGGTCCGCAATGGAGGCTTCCGGGCCTACTTCCCGGGCGGGGGCTATGCGGACTTTGGTCCCTACAACGGCAGCCTGCCGGCGCCGAGCTATATCAACCTGGCTGCGGGGATCTGATGGTCGACGCGATCTACATCGACAACAACCGGGTGCAGGTCGTCAAAAACAGCGACATCGCATTCGATAGCGAGCGTCCATCCGTGGTGCTCTACCCCGATGACGCGAGGATCGTGCGCAACGGTCAGCAGATCGTGTTCCCCAGCCCCATCCAGCGGCGGGCCTACTATCGCGACCAGAGCGGCACCTCGCTCACGCGCTGCGAACTGTGGTCGACGTTCTTCTGGCAGGAGTGGGGGCCCGGCGAGAGCTATCACAACGAGAACTACTTCCCCGGCAACCCCAGTGCCTCGACGCCGGGCCCGACCACGAGAAACCTGCCCTCGATCACGCTGGGGAGCGTGCCGGAGGGCACAGACTATATCGACGTTCGGATCAAGCTCAGCCGCACCGGCATGCCGGACGACATGTTCAATTCCGAGCCGCCAATCTGCATGTTCCCTCAGGGCGTCTGGATCACCTCGCCGGGCGGGTCCTTCCCGACCGAGTATTTCTTCCCGCTTGCCAGGCTGTTCGAGATCGTACTGAGCGGGACCACTGTTCTGCTCAACCGCTACCAGTCGGTGGCGAACGGCAATTCTCCGCTGGCGCCAGGCGGCTACTCGCAGGCCGATATCAACATCAACCAATCCGGCTGGCGCTCGGATGGGGGAGCCGCAGGAACCAACATCAACTCGGATGGCACGTCCTCGGCGAGCCTCTTCCCCTATTCGAACGTCTATCTTGCCGGCCTGATCGACCTCAAACCCTACGACACCGACGGCAACAAGCGCCCCAACGGCGGCAACCCGTGCTCGGGCGGCTGGCCCGATTTCACCTCGACCTATACCGCCGACATCATCGTGACGCCCGGTCGACACTTCCCCGGCACCTGAAGAGGCCAGTTCCATGACCCGCATTCTTTCCGGCACCGCCACTGTCGTGGCTGGTGATCGCACCGTTGCATTCTCCGGCCCTCCCTTGAGCGATGCCAACTGCCCGGTTGATGGCAGCGTCGTGCTGGCCGGCGCCGCCTACTTCATCGCCTCGCGGACCGACACCAGCCACTTCGAGCTGACCCGCGACTATGAGGGCACGGACGGCACGGTGTCGTGCGAGATCGACCCGCTCAACGCCAATGCCATCAACCTGGTGAAGGTGGCGCGGCAGATCACCGAGTACAACGCCAAGTTGGCCCTGACCGACGCCTACGGCAAAGGGCTCTTCTACGAGTGCATCGGCTTCACCGGCGCCAACGACCCGGCCCCCGGCAAGCTCGCCCGCAACGCCGCCGCCTGGTCGGACACGACCGAGATCTACATGGACGTGCTCGATGCCGGAGGGCACGAGCAGGGCGCGCTGATCGACCTCGCCAGGGCAGGCACGGCCTACATCGTGCGCGCGATCGACACCGGCGCCTATGCCGCCTTCGTCCTCTCTGCGGCGCCGGTAAACATGGGGCCGGACGAATGGCGCAAGATCAGCCTCGAGTATGTCGACGGCGACGGCATCATTGCCGATGGCGAGCTGGTGGCGGTGGAGTGGAACCGCAAGGGTGAGCAGGGCGACAGCTTCGCCGCCGATGCCGAAGTCGACACCTTGGGGGAGCGGGATGCGTTTGACGACGAGGCGGCAGGCTTCGTCCTCAAGGTCAATGACGTCGGCGACGGTCGGGCAGCGTTCTTCACAATGGGGACTGGCGGCAGCGCCGATTGGGGCGCCCCCGCCTACCTGACTGGGACAAAGGGCGACCAGGGCGATCCTGGTGACAAGGGCTGGTCGCCCAAGCTCGTCGGGCTGAGCGACGGCGAACGGCGAGTGCTCATGCTCGACAGCTATGTCGGCGGGGCCGGCGCTCCTCCGGCCGCCAACGTGGGCGAATACCTCAAGGCGGACGGCACGTTCACCGCCGACATTGCCGAGGCCGAGAACTACCGTGGCCCTCCGGGAACGGGGAACGGCACGGTGATCGGTCCGCCATCGTCGGTCGCCGGACACCTGGCGGTCTTCTCGGACGCGACCGGAGAGCTGATCGGGGACAGCGGCAAGACCGTCGCGGACCTGGTTCCGGCCGGATACGACGATCTTCTGGTCTCGGTCTCGCTCCTGGCGCTCCAGGTGGCAGACAACAGCAATGCGGCCCTGTTCCTGGGGGCCACTGGCAACCGGGTCGCCGATAGCTTCGACGCCTTGACCTATGTCGATGTGGCTGGGGCAACGAACCTGGACACCTCGGTAGCCGGCGTGCTCAAGGCCACCCGCGCCGCTGGTGTATCGATCGTGCACGGGGCAAACCCGCCCGCCACGGGGCCCGCGGGTGGCTGGTCGCCGGCCACCTCAATGCATTTCGGCACGCCGCCGCTGACCAATGGAGCCACCTACGCCACGTTAGGCGTCTACCTGAGCGCCGGCGCCACGGTCATTCTGAAGATCGTCAAACGCAATTCCTCCACCAACGTCGATGTTGTGGCACAGACGGCCTCGTTCACCCATCCCGGTGGGGGCTGGGCGGACACTAGTCTGACAGCTCCTTTCGAGGTGCCGGCGACCGGTGATTACTTCGTTGGCTGCTACTTCGCCACCGACTCGAACACGCTGTTCAACAGCGGTGTCCAGCGGTCCAATGCGTCAGGGAACATCACTGGCTCCAACGTGACAGTGCCGGCCATTGCCGCCGGTTCCGCTCCTTCGGTTCGCGCCACCACATTGGGAGCGATACAGAACCTTACCGTGAGATCAACCGCCTTCGTTGCCGCGGTCGCTCCGACCAAGATGACGGCACTGCTGTGCGTCAAGGAGGTCGACGCTGCCGTTGCCGGTACGGATTACACCCTGGAGTGCAGCCGGGACGGAGGCACCACCTGGGCCGCGATGGCTCTCAGTGAGCTGTTCACCTCGTCTTCGCCAACCGCCAGCGTTCGCGTGGTGGAAGCTGACGAAACCGATGTCTCAGGGCAGCCCTTGGGCACGGCGCCGCGTTGGCGCTTCAAGACCCTGAATACCAAGGCCGTCGAACTGCATGCCGCCTGCCTCTACTGGAGCTGAAGCCATGATCTATCTGCGCGATCCCACTACCATCGTAGTGCCCCGCCTTCCCAACCTCGAGCCGGACCGGTTCTGGATGGCGCTCCGGTTCTTCGGCTACGAGCAGTCGCTGCGGGACTGGGTCAGCGGCTTGCAGCCCCTCGATCCAGAAAGTCCCTCCTACGCCCAGGACCTTGCGTTCTGGTCGGCTGTCTCCGCCAAACTCGAATGGGCCAAGTATTTCGAGCGGGATCACCCCATGATCGAGGGCGCGCGCCAAGCGCTCGGCATCACCGAACAGCAGCTCGACGACATGTGGATGTGGGGGCTGAGTTGAAGCAAGCGGCGCACCGCCAGGTAGTGGGGGCTCGCGAATTTGGGGTGCGCCGCAGGGCCTTTGGAGGCCAGCAACAACGTCCCACCGGTGAGTAGGTTGCGAGGCCCTGCCAGGGAACCTCACGACGCCGTGATGGTTGACTAGGTGCCATTCCAACGAAAGCGAACCACCCCATGCAACGTCGGGCCATGGGCCGAGAACGTAAGATCACGGTCGAAATTCAAGACGCATTGCACCAGGCTACGGCGGTGCCCGTTTCAGCATGGCATAGCCGGGCGCGAAAGCTGCGGATGATGGCGGAGCGGCACCATGATCTGGCCGATATCGAGGAAGCCGCGCAGTCCCTCAGGGCAGAGGTGAAAGCCTCGATACAGGAGCTAGAGGATATCTCCCGGTCGCTTTCGGCACACGCGCTCGCGGACAGTCGATTTCACGACAAGATAGCCAGCCTTACCGCGCTCGATCGGGAGCTAGATGCCATCCTCTCGATCTGCATGTGCCGGCGGAAGCCTCAGGTCTCTTTCATCGCCAGACAATAGGTCTTCCCCCGCTGGGTCGGGTGGGCCCGCTCGGGCTTCCCCATGGCGAAGTCGAGGGCGCATAGCTCCTCAAAAGCGGCAGCACTGATTGTCGCGCCTGGCTTTTCGCAAAGCGTCTTGAGGGCGTCGGTGGCGGCTGGGGATAGGGCGGGCTCGGTCATGCGCTCGATATAGCGCCATTCGGAGATTCGGGCCGAGCAAAGAAAGAGCCGCGTTTGCGACCACGCGGCTCAAGGGGCATTTGACTAAAGTGGATGTCAGGGCGACTTGACCAACAACCCGATTTGGTCCCGCCGCCCACAATAACCCCTCCGCCGGTTAAAAGTTCCAGGCGACGAAGGCCCGTGGGGGCACCGGCCCTCGCCGCCTTTGGAGGAGCCCTTTGGGCAGGGCTTCCCAAGTTAACGCTGGCAGGTTTCGCCTCGCCATTGGGATAAATCACGACCCTGGGCCTCGCCGATCTGGCGGGGCCTTTTTGCTTTCCAACATCGATAGGAGGCCGATATGGCCAAAGGTAATCTGCCAGCGGTGCTGGCGGAAACGCTCGCCTATGAGGGCGGGTGGTCCGATCACCCGTCCGATCCGGGCGGCGCGACGATGAAGGGTATCACCCTTGCAGTGTTCCGGCGGTACCGGCCCGGCGCCAACAAGGAGCAGCTGCGCGCCATTTCGGCGGCCGACGTCGAGCGCATCTACCGCGATGGCTACTGGGCTCCCGTACGCGGCGATGACCTCCCCGAGGGGGTCGATCTCACCGTCTTCGACTACGGCGTTAACAGCGGCCCATCGCGGTCGGCAAGGGACCTGCAGCGCATCGTCGGCGCGACCGTCGACGGCAAGATCGGGCCGGCCACCATCGCGCTCGTGAAAGCATCGGCGCCGCGCACCGTTATCAAGGCTCATTGCGCACGGCGCCTGGGCTTCGTCCAGTCGCTCGCGATCTGGAACACCTTCGGGAAGGGTTGGGCGCGTCGTATCGCCGGTATCGAGGCGCGGGCGCTCTCCTGGGTGTCGACCAAGGCCCAGCTCGAGGCGGATGCCAAGCAGGCTCGGAGCACGGCGGCCGCACAGATCGGCAGCGCCGCCGGCACTGGTGTCGTCGGCACGGTCGATCAGACCAATCATCTCTCCGGCCTCCCGATTGGCCTCGTCGTGGCGGCCTTCGTGATCGTGGCCGGCATCCTCGCAATCCGCATCGTCATCAACAACCAGCGGGCCACCGCGCTCGCCAATGCGGCCAAGGAGGCCTGACCCATGCACTACCTCTGGGATTTCATCGTTCGCTGGCGCACCTGGCTCGTGAACGTGCTCGCCGGCCTGCTCCTCGTGCTGCCGGACATTCTCACCGCCCTGCTCGGCTTCGACTGGAGCCTGATCGTGCCGAAGGCCTACATGCCCTACGTCACCCTAGCGATCATCATCATCAACATCCTGATGCGTCCCCGGCCGGCGGTTCGCGCTGACGATCCGGAGGCGGAGGTCACGCGTTTGCGCAAGCACGGCGTCGACTTCACCGGAGAGCTGTGATGGCCGAGATCAAGACGAGCCCCGTGACCGCTCGACTGGTCAGCGATATCGACAGTGTCAGGGCCACTGCGGGCGCCTTCGAGTTCTATGCCGACGGGGATCGGTTCCCGGCGGGCATGATCTACTCGTGCCCTTGCGGTTGCGGGGCGACTGGTGTGCTGCGGTTCCGGCCCACGCCCTCACCTTCACCCTCCTGGGAATGGGATGGCAACCGCGAGCGGCCAACGCTGTCGCCCTCGGTCCACCATGTCGGGCACTGGCATGGATTTCTTCGCAATGGCGTCTGGGAGAGCTGCTGATGTTGCAGGCGATCCTCAACTGGCTCGGGGGTGGGGTGATCAGGCAGTTCACCGGTCCTCTTGTCGATGCCTACAAAGCCAAACTCGCGGCGCAGAATGACGAGCAGAGGCTCGCGGCCGAGATGGATATCGCCCGGATCGAGGCGGCGCGCGACATCGCCGTCGCTGAGGCGGGGCGCGCCTGGTCGGCGACGTCGGTCGGCCGCTGGCTTATCGTGGTGCCGTTCGGCATCTGGTGGGCGGCGATCTACCTGGTGCAGCTGATCAATCCGTGGTTCGGGCTTCACCTCGTCGTCATCGCCGTGCCGCCCGACATCATGGAAATGGCCAAGATCCTCGTGCCGGCCATCGTCATTGCCGATGCCGGCGCGCTTGTCGGTCGCCGGATCGCTGCTCGATGACCCAGAGCGAAGCCTATCGTCTCCTGCTGACGATGATGCAGGACCTCAAGGACGACATGGCGGCCGAGCGCGAGGCTTCCCGACAGAGCCGGGGATCTATCCGCGACCGGGTCGAGGACGTCGTCGAGCGACTAGGAAAGCTCGAGACGACAATGGCGGTGGCCGGTCAAGTAGACGCCCAGGTTCGCGATGAAATCGATGCGTTGCGCGCCAGCATCGATGAGAACCGGGCAGCGGTTCAGCCGACAGTGGACGAGTGGCGGCGGATCAAGACGATCGGCATTGGGCTTGTCGGGCTGCTCGCCCTGGGCGGCCTTTCGGTTGGTGCTGCGCTCGCCTGGGCGGGTGAAGGGGCGGTCAACACGATAAGAGCCTGGTTGAGGGTCCCGTAGGCGGCAGGGCGTGGGGCATCGCGAGCGTGACCACAGATTTGTGGCTAAGGGGTTCATGCTAAAACGCCGCTTACCTCGGTTCATAGGAGGCGATTACGTGATACCGGGGCATCCCGAACAACGAAAATAGCCGCACCGTCGAAACTAGGATTTTCCTCTCGCCAAAAATATAGCGATTAAAGCGCAATTGATGCAGGGCATCTGTCGGATCCAACGGGTCTGCGTCACCGCCAACGTAGTGTTGAAATTGGTTGGATCTACCCAGAATAATCGGCGGCAGGAACAGGTCATCAATTGGAGGGTGTACATCTTCGGCGACGAGGGAGGCCATGACATGAGCATGGCCGATTTTGGCGATAAGTCGACAGAATGACACGATTTCGATCTTGCCTACCATGGCTGCGTCACCGGGTGCCAAGTGCGGAGACCAGTCTTCCATTGTCGTTCGAGCGAATAGATTTCCTGTGACGCGCCCGGTTGGTAGGTCGCCGGTTACGAAAGTCGGCGGGTCTAGGTTTATTCCAACGCAAGCGAAAGGAACTTTGTCCGCCGGGAAGGTGGCCGTCCTGGACCTCCCGTCAGGAGCGACTATCGGAATGTCAAACGTAGGCGGGCGTTTTTTGGGATTTCGAGTTTGAATGTTCATGCGCGCCCTGATGGGCAGCATCATAGCGCCTGCGCATTGTCCCTCAAAAGCATGTGTTTCGTCCCGGCATTTTCCGCAGCTTGCCTTTGGCAGCACTACGTTGCCACCAAGAGAAAACGGAATAATGTGTTCATCTGAAAGATCGGACGTTGATCCGCAATAGATACACCTGTTTGCTGGTGGGTAAATCTTGTTTGGCCCTGTTGCCAGAAACTTAGGTTTGCTCATAGGGACGGCCGAGAAAGATGAGTGCAGCGATCAGAAAGCGTTCATCGGAGTCTAGCCTCAAAGTCAAAGAAAAATTTGTTGGCGAAGAAGTGTTCCTGCGAGGAGATAAAGGTCGTCAAACTGGCTGAATTGCTCACCGCCATACTCTAAGTCGGGAATTTCTCCGTGCTTGTAGAGCATTTCGGGTTCGCCATAGATACCTAGGGCCATGTCGGCTTCGCGCGCCCAGGCAATCACTCCGGCATGGGTCGGCGCCATGAGCTTGGCGCGCATGATGGCAGAGCTTTCGCTCGGCGCTTCCATAGGCTCGCCAACCGGGCGCAGCTCGCCCTCTTCATCACGATTGAAGCCCCATACGACAATCAGCTTGGTCATTGCAGCCACTTCACTTGTTCCGCGTTTGTTCTCATTATATGGAAAGCGAGAACACGGACAAGCCCCGCGATGCCAGCGCAACCAAAGCCGGAAAGCAAGCTCTCCAGTTACCCGTGGCCCGAGATCGCGATCGATTGCTATCGGTGCAATCGGCACGCCCAGGTGCGAAAGAACCTGCTGCTCAAGGCCTATGGCGATATTCCGCTGAAAGACCTGGCCCGGCGCATCGCGGCAGATCGCTCGTGCGGCCTGGCTGTTGCTGCGGGTGGCGGGCCAACCTATTGCGGCGCCCGGATGCTTACACCCACTGTGGAGACCTGGGCGAACCTGGGCGATGCGATGCATGGCGGCTGGGGCGCACTGCTCCATTGCACTCGCCACCTCGAGGCGCTGAAGCGAGCCATTCCGTGCAAGAAGCCGTTCGAACTCTACGTGCCCACACTGGTGGCGGCCTTCGGCTGGGACTTTCCGCTGGAGCGGCTGCCTCGCAAACTAACTTGCCCTGGTTGTGGCTCGCGATCGTTCCATATCGAATGGCAGGTGCCCTAG